TCGTAATTCTTGAGTGCTTGCCTTGCGTTCTTGAAGTTGTCTTCCTCTTCCTTCGAGACCTGTTTGAATGTGAGTCCGTCCTTCGTCTCTGCAATCTCTTCAAGGATAAAGTTAATGGGAAGGTCTGGAAGTCTCAAGTCTAGATGGTTTCCACTGGATTGATATGGCAATCTGGACAGTTGCAATCGCCATCACAATTTGGTTTGATGGGTTCCAACTTGGCGAGTTTACTAATTGTGAGGAAGTCCACTTCCTGAAGTATCTCGGTCATTAGTTCGTCTGGAACGGGCCAATAGGTTGGCAAGTCTAGGTCTTAACCTCTGTGTAAGTGAAGGGTAGGTCTTTCGAGACAAGTTCTGGAAGGTGGCCCCACTCTGCTTGGTCTGCTATCATCTGAAGAGTTAAGTCTGGGGTGGCAAGCCAAGCATCATAAGACTCATCGAGTAGTTCCTTAACGTCTGCTTGGGTTATCTGCCCTTCCCACGTTCCAAGGTCTCCGAGAACGTCATCCCAGAAAATCATTTCTTGAATGTCTCGAAGGTTCTTGATTGCTTCCTCAGACAATTCGATTTGAGGCAAGTCTAGACCCAACTCCGAGAAGTCTGAGTCAATTTGTAAGTGGCTTGAAGACCACATGGGAAAGTCATTATCACGTTGGCCCTGTCTATCTCTCCGTCCTCATACTCGAAAGTGATGAGGGTTCCGTTGCGCGTCTTCATGCTCTTCTTACGGAAGGTCTTGCTAACCAAGTCTATTCGCTCCCTTTGTCCCACTGCCCTTCGATGTCAATCTCGTCTAGGGTGTTTTGGATTGCCTTGACTGCCGGAGCCAAGTTGAGAATGAGATTGCAGACTTCGGTGGTCTGGTATTGAGAAGTGTTTATCATGGATTCGTAGGCAGACTTCAAATCTCGAAGTGCCTCTTGGAAGGTCTGATACGAGTCTGAAGTCTTGAAGTCTTCTGAAGTCAAGTCTAGGCTCCCACTGACTCCTTAATGGCTTGGGCCAGTGCCTTGGCGATGTCTGCATAACTCGATGGCTCTGTAGGTAGGTAGGTGATTGGCTCTCCGTCCTTTGGGAATAGGGTGACTGGTTCGGCCTTGCGCTGAATCTTGGGCGTGAAGGTCTCGACCTTGGGTTGCGCTTCGGACTTAGTGACCCGTTTGATTCCCTTGTCTCTTCGGGCCTTGCGTGTGTGAATGAAGACCTTGATTCCTCTGAAGGCGTTCACGTTCTCCCTCAAGGCTTGGAAGGTCTGGGTCTCGGTGGCTGATTGGCTTGGGTCTGTGATTATCGGGAAGGCTGATGCCAGTGGGTTGGTTCCCTTATACATTCCGCGTCTGTCGAAGTGAAGTGCCAAGTCTAGGAGACCTTCTCGATGAGTCCGTTTTTCATGGACACGGTGGCATACCACTTACGCTGATATTCGCTTGGCCCCACTACGCAGAATTGGCCGTCTGCCTTGAACTCAGCCCCGAACATTGAGGTTTCGCCGTATCTTAGGGGTTGGCCCACTGCGGCCTTCAAGTCCTTCTTAGCCTTGTAATATGCGGCTAACAAGTCTAGGCTAGACTCCTAAAGGTTGGCGCGGTTGCGTCGAACTGGTAGGTTGCTGGAAGTCGGATGCCCCTTGAGAATGCCAGCGAATAGGCTTCGTCTACCTTGTCGGCCTTGCTTGAGTCGTAGAGGACTACGGGTTCAGGTGGGACTGCTAGACGGGTCTCGCTGACTTCGATGCAAACCACGTTTGTCTTCCACTTCTTTGCGGCCCTGACTTTAGCCTTGGTCTCTGCCTCTGCTATGCTGTGTGCGTTGCCTACGTCCACGATTGCCTCTCTTCGGACTGAGGTAGGGCCACCGATGCGAATGCCTAACTCCCTCACTGCCACGAGAATGTGCAGTGCGGTCACTGTAGGGTCGCCCTCTCGAAATGTTGGTTCAGTTCTAGGTCGGCCTCTTCCTTCGTCCACATCGTATTGGTTCCGAAGCAAATCCAGCCTAGTGCGGCCATCTTCTGAAGGTTGTTTGTGCTGAGTCCGAAGACAGTGCTATACCCTGTTTCGGCTCTCATGTGGACTATAGCGTGGTCTCCGCTTTGCGTCACCCACACACGCGACACGCCCTTATCAAAGGCTAGGGCTGTCTCGATTGCCGTCTGTCGTTCTGCCCGTTGGGTTTTTGTTATCATTGGTCTCTGGGTAGGGGGGTATACCATATATCCCTTGTTGTCCTTTTCCACAACTCCCCTCTCCCCGCGCCCCCCTCATCCCTCTAAGAACTTTATATAGGACATAACCACTTCCGATGGAGCCGATGCAAACCTAGTGGCAGTGGGTCTGTGCGGGGGATGTAAACCCGTCCTCATAACAGCCTCTTCTAACTTGGTAAATCTTGCAGGAGTGAGGGGGTATATGGTATATCCCTTACATGAACTAGGGGTAGTCCCATATAGAATCCCCTGATTAGGTTTCACCGAGTCGCACAGTCGCTATAAGGGACACCATGAGACGCGGCCCGTCTGGGAGCCGAGAATGAAAACCCCTAACAGGTTCGTTTCCAGTGGAAGCGGTGGGGGTGCTATATAAAGACCTACGTTTCCACTGCAACCGCGCCCCTACCTTTATAAGCCCGACCCCGCTTTCCAGTCGAGCCATGTTGCCCATCATGGCCAAGAGGGTATACCCCCATATATACCCTTCGCACCCCTTATAGGCGCGACCAGTGTTTCCAGTGCAAACGGCAGTAAGCATTCTTTATATACCACCCCCCTGTTACCAGTGCAGGGCTTCCGCAGGATAGCACAGCCACACACATTATAAAGTGTCACACATGGAACTTTATGATACCAGTGTCCCTAAGTAGCACAAGCACACTCCCATTATAAAGTCGCACATAGAGAATTGAGTGATGGCTTCCTACCTCTAGTTCTGCACATGGGAAGGCCGCGAGAACCTTTATAGAGTCCCGTTTAGCAGAGATAGACCATGACAGATACTAAGGGTTGGCGCGATGCCCCTCTCCATAGTATGGTTCACAACTGTTCTAGATGCGACAAACTGAGCGAGACGGCACAAGCCTACGGTAATAGATGGCTTTGCCTAGAATGTTGGAACGTCGAAAGTGAGGGGCCGTTTCCGATGATGTTTATCCATTCACAATCTTTATAGAGTGGTCTCCTAATAGGATGGGTATGGAAGAAGCCAAAGACGGGTGGCTGTGGCGTATGTTGGCCTTGACAGAAGAGGCCAGCAAGGAAGTAGACCAGTGGCTCAAGGCGCACCCAGAGGCCAGTGTCTTTGGAGTTGAAAGAATCGAGCGTCTGAGAAAGTTACCAACTAGGTATCCAATCCAGTAACTAATCGCATAATGGTTATAATGGATATAGGGTGGGGTATACCCCTCACTGAACACTAATAGGGGTATGAGCAACTAATAGGGGTAGGAGTCCCTTGGAGTCGGACAAAATCCTTATAAAGTCTGAGAGGACACCTGTTGTCGCCCAAGGTAGGAGCAAGTAGGCCAAACAAGCAATAAAGCCGAAATGCCCGGTGTGCGATTGCACATCTGGAAGACGACCCCTGCTTTTGGGTGCTCCTCTACTTTTCAGAGTCAGATGGCATCGGATGGGGCGGTAGTAACTACTGGTGGCGATAGTGGCTTTATAAGGAATCCGATAGATGTCGGACTTCGGAAATCTAGAAAGTCGCGTCCTAGCCCAAGTGTCGCACATGGAAAAAGTTGATAAACTTTATATAGGTTCGAGAGCAAGGCTAGAAGGATGGCTGGAAACCCACACGGTTCGCAATGTGTGGCCGACCCATCTAGACGGCAAGATACAAGCCGGGGAAGGTAGTTTAGTGTGTGCCTACGTTAAGCGACACCGCGTCAAGAACGCCAGCCACCAAATCTTTATAAACGGCAGACCCGATGCCTTGGGTATGGAGTTCGAGATAAGGAGCGTAGAACCAGAGTTCTGTGGAGACGGGACTGACATCAGAGCCATCGCACATGACAGCCGCCACACTGTAGTTTGTGTCCGTCTGAACAAGTGGACACTGGCCAACAACCCTAACTCTGACACTCTCAGCATCCTGTTGGATGCCTTAGACCAGAAGTATAGGGAAATCCAAGCCAGTCGGAACGTCTACCGGGCCTTCCATTCCTACCTTGGAACGAAGGTGGCAAGCGGCAAAGAAGCCAAGAGGATTGCTCGAAAGGCTGGAATCAAGGTCGGAAAGAAATGAGTCTCAGTTCCTTCACCGAAGCCCTAGTGGGCGGATGGGCGAGAGAGTTCGCCAGCAATAACTCCAAGACCACCTTCTTCATAGTCTGCAACTTCGACAGCAAGAAGTTCTTCAATTACGAGAGCCTTGAAGACCACTTCAAGAAGGAACACATGGATAAGGTCACGAAATTTGCCCTCAGTCGTGGTGTTGCGGCAGATGTCTGGAATGAGGCTCTTAAGAGGATGACGAAGTAGTTCGCAAAGAGCGAACCCTTAAATAGCCTAGCGAACAAGGGTATGGACAGCGTGGAGTGCCTCACCTAGAACTGCATCATACGAATGGGGTTCCCTATGTCCTGTGCAGAGGACGTTTAAAGGGCCACGCTAATTTCATAAGACTAGAATCCTTAAATAGCATTTCAATCTTATGCAATGTGTGAGCCAAGAAGAAGAGGACAAGACCGAGTATGTGGTGGTTGATTCTTCGCCTAAAGGATACTGCCACCAAAGGATTCACGTTTCTAGAGAGTTGATAGAGAAGTCCATGAAGAAGGAAGAGGAGCCAAAGATGGAGACTTGCACCTGCAAGTTCGATGGACATGGCCTTCAGGTGAATCCCAAATGTCCTCTTCATGGGCAGGTATGTAGTGGCATGGGGCTTACTCGCATAGAGAACGAGCAAGTGATTCCGATTGATTCCATGAAAGAAGGTGTCCCGCCTATCGAACTCAAGATACATGGTTCGGCAGACCCAAAACTCAAGGTCGCAATCGAGAACGCTGTGAAGAAGGCGATGGAGAGGGTTTCGCGTTGCACCTGCACTCCTGTTTCTGAGATTGAGGACAAACTCGACCCGAACTGCCCGATTCATGGCGAGACGAAGGAATCCTAACCTTTATTAACCCCAGACTCTATACCCATACTGTGACTTCATTTAATGCCTAATTAATGAAGCAAAAGTGTCCAGTATGTGGATACCCTCTACGAGTGAGGCACTGTCACGGTGGCGGAGACCGACCCGGCAAACTCTCTGCGTGCCACCACCCCTTCAGGACGCGAGTATCTCGATGCCCAAGGGGATGTGTCAAGGCCACGAACACCCGAAGGGCAGAATGGGAGCCTTACACCAGATAGTATCCAAAGTATCCAAAACAGTGAAAGACTTAAATAGGGTTGAGTGCATACCCTAGATGCCAGTCGCCGTCCAGATGACGGCTAATGACCGAATGACAAAAGGGCTATCCGGCCCTTCTCTGGCACGAATAGATTTCCAAGTATCTAAAGAAGAGACCCCAACCTAGTGCATCGGCAATAAGCCAGAGGATGGGAAAGTGACCTATAAGGAGTCCCAAGGCGAAGATGCCCAAAGACAGGGAATACCACATCATACCATAGGGTTGAATCTCCTTCCTTAAGAATGTTTATAAACTAGGCTTCTATAGAAAAGGTGATGCACTCCGAAATATGTCCTGTTTGTCATGGCGAAGGGACGATTCCCGTCATAGGAATGACAACAAGCACAGACCCAAGAAAGACCTGTCACGCTTGTAATGGAGCCGGATACATCCTAGTTCCTGATGAACATCCTTACTGGCCAGAACCCTACTATCCGCCACAACCCTACTATCCGCCACAACCCTACTATCCGCCACAACCCTACTATCCGCCACAACCCTTCACGCCTTTCTACATTGACCCTCAGTATCCTTTCTACTTCCCTTTCTACATTGACCCTCAGTATCCTTTCTACTTCTGTTGTATGGTGATTCCAAGTGACTGAAGAGCCGCATCCAGCAGAGGGATACCCACACAAAGAAGCGGAGTCAGCCTTTCCAGCCTATTGGGGCGAACTGATGGGGGCTATGAGCAGATTCCAAGAGTCTGGGTATCTTGAAGGTAGGCCAAGTGTGTCAACACCGTCTCCGGCTCCCGGCTCTCCCGCCCTGTTCTATCCTGAACTGACGAAACGCTTCGTAGAACTCATAATGCCGAAACTAGAGATAAAGCAGATTCTTCAAGACTTCTTCATCAGAGTAGGGGCAACAGCCACCATTCCTAAACAGCAAGGGGCAGGGGCTAATGCGCTGATAGGTCGAACTGCCGATGGAAACGGAGTTATGATGGACTTCAAACCTTACGACCTTATCACCATCACACCCTACAAGATTGGAATGAGAGTCCGGCTTGCTAGAGAGATGCTCGAAGACGGCATCTACACCATCGTAGAAGACCAGTTCAGGAGAGCCGCAACACACACTGCCAACGCCATAGACAACGACATTGCAAAGGTCTTTGAAGCGGCCAGCAAGAAGAGTTTCAGTTGGCTTCCACACAGGTATCCCCATCTCGATAATGTCATCAAGAACTTGGATGATGTAGGCAAATACAACGTCCTTATGAACGACAAGAAATACTCGTATGGAGTCAAGATGTCGGGAATCAAGGCTCTGAGAAGCCCGATGATTAATCCGAAAGCGGCCTATGTCGTTCAGACAGCCTTTGACGGATGTTATGCTCCTGTAGGTTACTTCGTCACCAAGCGTCCAATCAGTATAGATGTCTGGCCACAGCCACAGTTCGACTCGCTCGATGTTGTCATCACTGCTCGATATGCGCCCGTCATCACCTACCCAGAGGCCATAACGCGGTGCAGAGTTTGATTTGGATTGTGGCGATAGGTTCCTTCTTCGCTCTAGAGGGCGGAGCCAACATCATCTATTGGGCTAGGTATGGCAACGGTGTCAAGGACAACAACTACTGGCAGATAGGAAGAGCACTACGGATGGCTCTTGGTCTTGCTCTGGTTGTTTTCGGCTGACTTTATAGACCTTTAGTAACGACAACACTTATAACGCCTACCCACCATAGAGTGCCTACAAACTATGAGTTTCTTTGTTGCATCAGCAGAAGAGTGTCCTGAATGTCACGAACTCGCTCTTGTTCACTACAATGGTTGCGTCACCTGCTACGGATGCGGGTATGGACGGTGTGGGTAAACAGAATCCTTATAAGCCAAACTTGTATAGGTTCTGTCTATGGCACAAGAGGTATTCAAGGATGAACAGGGCCGGGGAACGGTCACGTTGATTGATGAAGAGGGAATCAATCCTGAACCCAAATTCCATCCGGCGGCAATCCAGCCTATGAACTTCGTGCCGGAAGACCCCATAGCAATCTTCGAGAAGCGGATTGAGCAGATAAAGAAGATGATTGAGGAAAAGAAGATAGACTTGGCCATCAACAACACCAAGGCTCTTCAGACGGCTATAGCCATGCTCATAACAATGGCCAGCACAAAGCACGACCAACCTCTTCTAGAGAAACTTCAAACAGTCGGAACCAAGGTGAATGAGTTGGCCACCACTCTTGCGCCTCTAGCCACCCCTATCATCCCTTCTGTGAAACCCAAGGGACAGCCTTAAATAGTTCCTCTTCCCTACTATCCTTGTCATGCCTACCGATGAAGGAGTAAAGATTGTAGAGGATGGTTGGGAGACAGGAGTTGACAGTCCTTCCCACAATGTCCGGTATGTTATCGGCGGAAACCTTGCCGTGACTGGAACAATCTCTGGTGTTTCTACAGATGGAACCTATACCACTTACACAAAGGTTCATGATGTGGTGGTTGATGGCGCAGGTCTGACCAATAGTATCAATGTTACTGCCGCATCCATTGACGAAACTAATGGGTGGGTAGCGTTCATTGAGGATGGAACGGGTAACGACAGATTGGTAACTTGCAAGTTTGATGGGACAAGTAAAGCAACACTGTATTCTGGTGGTAGTCCTTACAATCTAGGTCTTGGGCCTAGTGTTCGCCAAAGTGCGGGTGGAACGATACAGGTCTGGGCCGATGGCAATGACAATTACTATGTCTCTAGCAAGGGTGCTCTTGTTCACACGATTAACACTAGCGGCATAAATCCAAGTGCTGTTGGACTTGCTATCTCCATAACAGGGAAGTATATCTTCATTGTCGGAGATAACAACTCTAAAGAGGCCCGATTCCAAATCTGGCAAGGCAGTTAGAAACCCGAAACCCCATATTTTAGCCTTGTTTGCCCTATCCTGAACCCTTAAATACCCTCAGAACTAAGGGTTGCCCATGCCTTGGAAAGAGGTAAAAGAGATGAAGAAAGAGGGCATTTTAGGCCATTGGGAGACCGAAGAGGGGTCTATGATAACCATTACGAAGGGTATGGCCCATGTTGTGCATAAGGGAAGAGCACTTGCCATCCAGATGCCAGAGGGAACCTACCCAGAAGACCCTGCTGTAATGGCTAAGATGCTTGCGAAAAGACTGGACGCGGTTCAGTAACTACCCTTAAGGTGCTACTGTAGTCGTAGTCGTCTCCCAATTGTTCTCTTGTCCACCTATCCCTATGATGGACTCTTTCTTCGATGTATCAGTCTGTATCAGAGAGGGAGACACGGTGAACGACTCTCCGGCATCTAGTGGTGCTGGCGAGAAGGCAGGACTTGTGGTTATCGTATTCGCAGTATTAGATGCGACTGTTCTGCTCTGTCCCATTGCTTGTCCACTGGTGTAGGTGAGAGTCTGCCCTGTTAGGGCATTCACGGTCAAACTCAGATTGGTATCATGAAGCACTGTTGACGTAGTGCCAGTCGTGGTCACTCCTGTAGTGCCACCGCTTCTGTCGTTGATTACCTTCTGGTAGGGTGTGCTTGCGCTGATTGTCGGCATCTCCCATTTGGCAACGCCCGTTTCTGTGCTAGTTGCAGGAGTCGTTACTCCGCCTTTGATTGTGATTCCTTGAACCTCTGCTCCGATGTCCTCAGTTACCCAAGGCGCATTGCTGGCATTGGCTTGGAGATAGGCATCAACGCATCCGACTAGAATCCAAGCACCTGAAGTGCCGAGTGTGGTGGTAGCCGACCCTGTTATTGCATAGTCAACTTGTGGGGTTGTGACTATCGCACATTCAGTGCAAAGGTAGTAATCTGTTGCGTCATAGGCATCTATTCCTTTCATTCCTGTTCCCACTGTTACTGCGTTTGAAGGTGCTAACATCATCGCTCCGAATAGGAGTGCTGGCGCGTTGCGGTTGGAAACCTTTGCTGAGAAGGTCTCGACATCAGCATTGATTCCAGTAACCACATAGGGTGACGGCAGACCGCCATTGGAATCGAAGGATGCAGGAGTGGCAACATCAAGTAGGCCGACTACTGAGATAGCACACTCTCCGCTTGGAACAGCAGAGAAGGTTGCAGTCACATTCTTATTGGTGATTGTGCCAGTGGCAACAGCCGTGAATATCTGAAGGTAGTATTGGTCGTAAGTTCTAGTGTATGTGCCCGGGAACGAACCACTAAGAATCCATGCCCCATTGGTTATGGGCTGGCCTCTTGGAACCCAATTAAGACTCAGACCTGTAGTATCGGTGATGCTGGACACAGATATAGAGGTTGCTCCTGTGTCATGCCAAAAGACTGTAGCAACAACTAGGTCTCCGCTTGTGGCAGACAGACCCGTTGCTGTCACTGTTCCTGTCGAAAGAGATTTTGCATGAACCGCAGTCTGAGGATAGATTGAAGTAGTAGAAGTGAAACTTGCTGAAGCAGTATCAGGATTGTTTGATGTAACTGTGATGTTATGAGCACCTACAGCCGTCATCGGAATTGTGAGTGTTCCAGTGAAACTCCCGTCTGCGGCAACGATTTGTCCTATGAGAGTATTCGTAGCGCAAGCAACTGCGTTGTAGGTGACAGCGTTAATTACGGCACTCGCAGTGTAACCTGCGCCAGTAACACGGACACCCTGCATACCAAGTGGGCCAGTAGTTGGAGAAAGCGCAATTGTCGCTACCATTCTACTCTATTGTAGAACCTACCACTATTTAAAGGTAGTTCCCATGAGTCCGACCACTCTTTATATAGATGGCCGTTCTTAATCTCTCCATGCCACGCAGATTCAGACGCAGGTGGTTCCCACCCTCTTCTCCACAACAGAACAAACTTCTGCATTATGTCCGGTTCCTCTATCCAACAGCCGCAAGAAATCATCGAGTTAGAATTGTAGGGATGCGGAAGAGTCGGTGGGTTGACATCGGGATTGTCGAGAGAAAGATTGCGATAGAGTATCAAGGACAAGCCTATCATAATAGCCCAACTGCTAGAGCAAGAGATAAGATACGGACTAAGGAACTCGAAACAATGGGATGGGTCGTCATTTTTGTGGATAAATACAACTGGAAGTGGTTCTTGGCTAATATGCGTGAGATAATAGAAAGAACCACAGTAGAAAGGAAATCTTTATATCCGTCATCCACCTAAATGACGGTATGCAATCTACTTGTAGAATTTGTAAAGTTGAATTAGTTGGAGATGCGTATCCTGCCTTCTTAAAGAGACAGCGTAGAGGCATTTGTAGAGATTGTCGAAATAATGAACGGAATGAAGACTATCTCAATAACATAGAAGACCGTAGACGAGCAAACAGAAGACGAAACAGGAAATACATCATTCGTTTGAAACTGAAGGTTATTAGCCACTATTCCAATGGCACTATGGCTTGTGCCAATCCCTTTGAGAAACACAAAGAACCCTATACAGACATTAGAGCAAATTCGATTGACCACATCAAGGGTGGCGGAACTAAACATAGAAAGGGTTTGAATGGGAGCAGTTTCTATCGTTGGCTCATCAAACACAACTATCCAGAAGGATACCAAGTGCTTTGTATGTCTTGTCAATACATCAAAAGATGGGAGAACTTTGAGTTTGCGAGTTATATACATGATGAACTGCTTTAAATAAGACTTGCCCTTATAAAGAAGGTGTGCTGACACTTGTATGTCACTGGTGTAGTGAGACCTTCAAGACCAAGAAAGTTCAGAGGATGTGTCCAACCTGTAAGATGCTGAAAGCACAATGCAAGTGGGACGAGTTGCAGAAGCGCAACTCTCGGAATCCTTAAATACCCACGCTACCTGACTCCTGCCTATGGCAACAATGTGTCCAACACCGATGCCGTCTCCTTCTGAGAGATGGTTCCATTCAGGGACTCTCAAAGTTGTGATGCTACCGTTGCACATTCAAAGAGCCGTCTTAGGGGCTTCGATACGGGCGAAGACCATCTTCGATGACAACGGGTGGGAATGGAATGGAGCAGTCCCAAGTCTGGGAGAGATTGTAGACCTCTACACTAAACTCACAAGAGATGTGCTTGCATGGCCCGAAATTGGTAATGCAAGGTCTGGTCATCTGATTGTCGAAATGACTGATGAGATACTAGAGTTCAGTGTCGAAATCGGTTACGTTGAGGTTTAGAGTAGATACCAGATGGCCTTATGGCCAAGTTCAATGGCCTTGAGTCCTGTCCAACACGCGCCACTCTTCACATGAAGTTCTCTCTTGTCTTTGCAGTGATAGCAATACGGCTTTCCGTCTCGTAGAAACTTTTCGCTTTCAGGAACGAAACCGGGCGGATAGTCTTTTACCACAATGACAACAACCAAGTCGGCTTGAGCGATGTCCAAGTTCCGAGCCATGTAACCGTATCCCTTTCCCTGTTTAGGCCATGCTTGGATGACCGGAGCACGAATCCACAACCCACCAGTGGTCGGATGCTGATAGAAACCTTCTTCAGTGAAGATGTCAACCCCGCCTCTTATAGAGTGACCCGAAGTGATGGTAGCATTGGGATAGGACATGAGGACGCTCTGAATTATTGCTCTCGCCTTCGTCTCGGTCTCTAGGGTGAACTTGTCTGCTCCGGCTCCCACTATCCCTACTATCACACCACCCCTTGCACAGAACCTTTATTAAGGATTCTCCTCTAGTCTAGGCTATGGCAAAGTGTCCGAAGTGTAACGACCCAGACACCGAACTCGAAACCTATGAAGGGGTGCATGGGCCGGAGCAACTTTGTTCCAATTGTGGATGGACAAGCGAAGACAAGATAGCCTTCGAGACAATGAAGAATGTTCCGACTCTTATGAAGGAACAGGTTTAAATACTACCGAAACCATAGAAGAGGTAGAATGACAGCCGCAATAACTCTGACTCCAACTTCTGGCGCAGGTAGTCTTACCGTCACTATGACCGGAACAGGATTTACGGGTGGCGGTGCGGCCACAGTAACAGCACTTACCATCGGCGGTGTAGATGTCTTCTCGACAGTTCTGCCAACACCAGTGACGATTGCCAATGATGGTAGTTGGACAGGAACCTTCGTAGTTCCGATGGCCACTCTGGGATATGGCACTAAGACTGTTCATGCTACAGACAGTGGTGCGGCCAACGCATCGGCTTCGTTCATCGTAACTCCGGTAGCAACGATAGAGAAAATTGCGGGTGGCGCAATGTCGCAACTCGGCCCCGGTGGGTCGGGATATTGGGCCTCTGCCAATAGCCCACAACTGACAGAGCAAGGGGCAGGAATCGAAGAGGTTGTAGATGTCTGGACTGGCAACCTAACAGGAGTGTCTTCAGCCGCAACTAACGCAGGAGCCGCAACGGTGACTGTTACTCCTTTGAAACTACCAGTGAACTACTTGGCGGGTGCTTACATCAAATTCCTTACTGGCCCTGCTATCGGACTGCAACTGGTCATCGCATCGAACACGGCAACGGTGATAACCTGCACTGGCACATTCGGAACTGCACCGACATCCACAGGTGGAGACACATTCATGATTGTGGGAGACCAAAGGCTTGTCTACACAAACGTCCCGCCCTATGCTGTAGGCGAGATAAGGACAGGAACCATCGTCTACTCCAACGACAACCAACCACTCTGGGTAGTCTGGTCGTAGAGCGCAAACTAGGCTTTAAATAGTTCCACGCCCTAGTCTATCTTATGTCTGAGGATGGCACTCATGAGTTTGTAGGGCATCACGCCTTTGCTGATTTCTACGGGTGCAAAGGAGACCTAGACGACAAGGAGAAAATGGAAGAGGCCATCTCGCTTGCTATCGAAGCCGCAGATATGGATGAGGTCAAGACCGATGTAGTCAACTTTGACCCACAAGGCACGACTGCTATCTCTATTATCACTCAGTCTTCAGTTACCATCCACACATGGCCGGAGTCTGATGGGATGCTAGTGGATGCCATCACTTGTGGCCCTCATGACCCTCACAAAATCATCGAGACACTTAAGGAGATTTACCAACCTGAGAAAGTCAACGAGTGGAGAGTGGACAGAGGCGAAGCAAGCAACGAAGTGAAGAGGCTAGAAGAAGACCGAGAGACAGACGTTGCGCCCGTCCCTATAAGATTTCCTGACGAGAAGACAAAGGTGACGGGAGAGAGCGTTGAGGTCAAGCCCTGCTCTCATGGTCACGGTGTCTTCGCTACCAAGGACTTCGGAGAGGGCGAGACGATTCAAAGTTTTCAGGCTCCCTTTGTAGAGGGAGACGAAGACCCTTCTGAGGAAGGGACGGCTCTCAGAGTCGGAGACCTGTGGTGGAACGGCCCAAAGGCTGGAACGGAGCAGGAGTGGGCCAACTTCCTTGACCACAGCGACACGCCCAACGCCAGTTTCTTCGACTTCGACTTGGAGAAAGGCACAGGAAATCTGGTAGCACTTCAAGACATCAAGGTGGGTGACGAAATCCTCATAGACTATGGGCAGTATGCCCCAGAGAACCTTAAATAGTGCTAGACCTTATTAAAGGTCATGCCAACGATGGAGTTGATTGTGCCTCTCACCTATGGCGATACCGGAGAGCCAGTTGACGCAGAAGCCTTCATGATTCTTGAAGAGAAACTGATGGACTATTTCGGCGGTTATACGTCACATTCCATTGAGGGCGGATGGCGCAGTCCCACCGGGCAACGCCTTCGTGATGAGAGCGTTAGATATGTCGCCTCTTCCGACCAATACGACCCTGAGACTTTTGAAGTCTACGCACACGGAATTGCTGATGCTGTCAAAGACTATTGGAGACAGCAAGAGGTCTACTACAGGGTAGGCAAAGAAGAGGAAATTGAGAAGGACGAAGGCAATCTTTATATAGGCTAGAAACCATCCTATGCCTATGGACATACGCGACCTAAAAAACGGTATGAAGAAGGTAGATGCCTCTGGGGTTGTGAAGGAACTCGGAGAGCCTAAGACTGTCAACCTGAGAGCAGGTGGGACAGCACAGGTGGCAGACGCGAAGATTCAGGATGCAACAGGAAGCATCACTCTGTCGCTTTGGAACGATGACATCAAGAGAGTCAAGAAAGACTCACTGGTGGCCGTCACCAACGGGTTCGTGAACGAATTTCAGAACGTCATCCGCCTCAACGTAGGGAAATACGGCAAACTCACTGTAGATGGCAGTTGACCAAGTGCGTCTGTGGTTCTACTGATGTCACGAAGTTTGAGACCGAGACAGTGCTTCGTTACCAGTGTAACAAGTGCAACGCCTTTTGGTATGAAGACAAGGCCATAATCCCTATAAGCGACAAGCCACCTACTCGGAAGGTGAGAAGCAATGGCCACCGCGACTGAGACCATAGACTTACCCCTTGGAGACCTAGTTACCGCAAAGGAATGGGGCAACAAAGCCTTCGTTTACGCGCCTTCTGAGGACGAGTTCTACATAACCCAAGAGAAGCATAAGGCTCTTGAGTTCGCTTCACCCAAGAAGTTTGAGGCCAAAGCGACTACAGTGGACGGAAAGGTGAAGGTTGCTCTGCCAACCGAGTTTGCCAGAGCCTATATGTGGCAACGTGATGCTCAAATTGCCAAGATAATCTACGGAAACAAGTTGGCTATCGTGGTCTTTGCGGCTCCGAAGAAGCAACCTTAAATAGTCGTGTTCGTATTATAAACACTGTAATGGCTCCGATACCTTCAGACAGAAAAGGGCTTACCCTCAAGTATAGTTCTGGAATCGCACCCCTAGTTACAACCAAACGATACGCCGAACTCATTGACAACTACAAGAAGAACGGGCCAAGTGCCTTTCCGCACATTCTAGACCTTGGCGGTATGGCTATTGACACTTCTCGCAACCGGAACAAGTGGCGTGTGCCTCTCGAAGACCTTCAAGCCATCGCTGACAAACTGAAGGGACTCCCTCTGATGAAAGACCACGACATAGACCACGTTGATTCTATCATCGGAAAGGTCGAAGAGGCGTGGGTAGAACCGGATAAGGACGACCCGACAGCAGGAAAAGTCTTCTGGAAGGGCGAGTGTAGCGATGAAAGCCTCATTCAGAAGATACTTTTGGGCTATGTCAAGCACAACTCGATTCAGATTGCTGTGCCGAGAGCCTATTGCGATGACTGTATGTCCTCACAAGGCAAGAAAGAAGAGGAAGCGGCCATTGATGACCTAGACCTTCCCTGCCCAAGATGTGGCAGTTTGAATATGCTGATACGCGGCCCACTACCTTTGGAGCAGTCTCTTGTGGCAATCCCCGCCTATGAGCGTGCAGATGTGACCCCATTCGGGTTCAAAGCCAGCATGGACTTCGCTCTGAGGGCGCGTTACGAGCCTAAAGAAGCACCAAAAGCAGTCCCGAAGGTGGCCAAAGTGGTGCGTTTAGACCTCACACCCCTGCTTTTTGAGGCCATGAATGCAGTCGGAATGGTCACTGCTGAAGTGGCTGAAATGGAACTTAGGATGGCAAAGATGGCCTTAGAGGGCTATCCAGAAGACCGAGTTGAGATTTATTACAGTCAAAAGGCCAAAGACCCGGCCTCAGACAAGCCTATAGAGGACATGGGGATGACTCCCGAACAGAAAGCCCTTCTGCATTCTGTGGGGCAACCACAGGAGTTGGGTTCCGCGTGTCCAGACTGTGGACAGGAGTTCGGAGAAGAGAGGCTTGCTCTTCTAGACCACATGGAGAAGGAGCATGGATACACGATTGGCGAGACTCTAGAGACCCCAGACCCCTTCGACCAGTTCGATGTCTCCAAATGGGACGAAGGAAAAGGTGGCTCATTAGAGGACTTCCCCTTGGTCGAGAAAGGTGGAGAGAAGGATAAAAAGGAAGAGGGCAAATGCGTATGCGGTCATGTGAGAGGGTATCATCAAGAAGATGGCTGTCATGCACCTACGTCCTATTTTCCGGGCGCGGCTTGCTCATGCACAGTCTATGAAGAGGCAGGAAAAAAGGAAGAGGCATCTGAATATGTGGGTATGCCCTGTCCCGAATGTAAGATAGGTGAAATGGTTGATGATGGAAAGGGCGGGGCAAATTGCCCCAATTGTGGCTGGCCCTCAGATAAGAAAGAAGAAGACAAGTGTATCTGGTGCAATCCAATAGGCTTGAATTTAAGAAGTATTGAGGCAACTCATGAAGATTGCACCTGTAAAGAGCCTTGTGACGAATCCTTCTGTATGGCGAAGGCTTAAATACTTCTTTATCGTATAGAGTAAAGAATGCCCACTAACAGAAAGGACTATATGCGAGACTACATGAGAGACTACAAGCAGAGAATCAAACTGAAGGTTCTCATTCACTATTCTGGCACAGACCCGCCTCAATGCGCCAATCCTTTTGGGGAGCATAAGGAACCCTATACGAACATCCTTGCACTTTCTGTTGACCATATTGATGGTGGTGGGACGCAACACAGAGAGAATCAGGGACATGGCAACGTATTCTATCTCTGGTTGATAAAGAACAACTACCCAGAAGGATACCAATGTCTTTGTATGAACTGCCAGTTTATCAAACGAAAACGGAACAAAGAGGTTCCCCGACACCTTTAAATAAGGGGTATACCATATATACTCCACTTATGACACCTTCTACTCTATATGGGTGTGTAGTTGGCCGATTGGTAAATGTAACGTCACCCCAGAAATCAAGAAACTAAATGGCTACTGTCGCACCTTCTGGTGAAATAAGCGAAGGCAAAACTTTGTCTTATGACCAAGTTGTGAAGCAATTCGGTGCTCTCGAATCCAAACTTGATGGTCTGATGTCCATAATCAAAGAGGTCAATGTGAAACTGGAACAGCAAGACTCGCTTCGCAAGAGGCAAGCCCTACTGAGCCAGAGGATTGCTCTGAGACGGGCATCTAACCGCAAGGTTGAAGAGGACGAAGAGGCGAAGCGCAAGAAAGAGGAAGAGGAAGCCACAAAGCGGAAGAAACTGGAAGAACTGAAGTCTAGGCTTCAGGAAGTCCGGTCTAAGGTTGAGGAAGAGGCCAAGAAACGGAAAGAGGCCACTGCTTCTGCACCTGCCAACACTGCCAATGGAAAGGGCAATGTCGGTGAGGTAAAAGAAGAGAACAGTGCTCTTGCCGCTATGGGTATCTCTACCGAAATCCCACCTGAGTTCAAGGAACTCATGAGTGCTTCCGATAAGTTCAAGAGTCTGGGACTACTCTCAGGGTAGGTAATAGACAATGGCTTTCGGGCCACCTTATCTACACGGAAGTTCAATCCCCGGACTGCTTGAAGGCGCACCCTTCCACAACGACTCGTTCCTTCTCACCTTCAATAGTGAGGCGAATGCAAGCGGCACGAATGTATATGTAGGAGCAATAGTTACTCTGGCAACCGACAATGACTTTACCTGTGTCGTTCCCGTAGCAGGGGAAGGCGCAGAACTCAAGTTCATTCTTGGAGTCGCTCAGACATCTGGGCAACTTCAGAGTGCAATTGATGTCATTTGTCGTGGTGAAGTGACTGTGATATGCGATACCACAGTTACGCCGGGGCAATTCCTTGACACATCAGACACCACTGGACACGATGGGATGGTTGCGGTTGCGGATACGGCAACTGGCCAACTAAACGCAAGGCTCATCGCCCTTCAGGGATGCACTGTGACAAGCACTCCTCAATCCATTGTTGCCCTTCTGTTCTAGACACTACAAGTGAGTTAGAATGGCAATGACAAGAGAGCAGTTCCCGATAGTTAACACTGGTGCTCTGTTCTATCCAGCACTGGCGAAGAGGATAGTAGAACTTACGATGCCCAATCTGGCATTGAAGCCTCTACTTCAGGACTTCTTCATCAAGGTTGGTTCAACAGCCACCATTCCGAAACAAAAGGGTGCTCGCGCCAACGCAGTTATAGGAAAGACTGCGGAAGGGGCCGAGATAATGGCCGACTTCACACCTTACGACTCGATTACCGTTACACCTTACAAGGTGGGTATGAGAGTCCGAGTTACCAGAGAGTTGATTGAAGACCAGATAGTGAACATAGTAGAAGACCAGTTGAAACGAGCCGCGAGACGGGTGGTCATGACAATTGACCAAGACGTTGAGAAGGCTCTTAACGCAGGTGCTCAAACCACCTACGGTGTCACTGGAACTTCAGTGTTCATGGATGGAACGCCCGGAACATTCGCTAACACGATAGGAGTTAACGACATTACTAACGGTATCCAAGTTGTCCAGAACTTCATGCTGGAACCTGATACAATCGCCATGAATCCGATGGCGAATCAGGACTTGGCTAGGATTCCGCAGTTTGCCGCGCTACTCTTCTTCGGACAGCCTGTATACGCACAGGGACAGGGAACAGTCGTTTCCGCCCCCGCGCTGTATGGACTGAAGCGCATAGTTACCCCGAACATCCCTCTGACTGATGGAACTGCCAACAGTGGTAGGGCTTACATCCTTGCCGCATCAGGTAGCAACTACTCAGCCGCATATGCCCCGTTGGGCTACTTTGCGACTAAGAGACCCATCAGTGTAGATGTTTGGCCGCAACCGACTTTCGACTCGATAGACACAGTGATTACTGCAAGATACGCGCCAGTCATCACATACCCAGAAAGTATTGTGAAGATGACGGACTTGCGGTCTGCATAGTGTCGTCACTAGAAGCCAACCATACAACACACTCCCCTTCGGAGAGTTAACTGAAAGCAGGGCGTAGCCGCCTTTAGTGGGCTACCCCTTCCCTACGTTTTTAAACCCTCTAGCCCAAGGCTTAAATACTACCACAACCATCTATACATTAGAATGGCTACCTCAGTTCCGCCAGTCGTAAAGAGACCCACTCTTGTTCCGACACCCCAATCTTTGGGGTTCTCGAATCCTAGACGGTCTACGTTCACAATCACCCGTCTCAACGACCCAGACAAAGCGATTTACAACTGGAAGAAAGAAGGGCATTCTGCCACCGAAGCCGCATCGAAGTTCAGGCACAGACTAATCAAGGTAAGCACAACGAAGACTAACAGTCTGCTCAACGACTACAAGCCGCTTGGATGGGCTTTCATCACTGGTATTGGCACGCCAACCACTCCTTTCAGTTTCGCTAACGCAAGACTTGGAGTCTCAGATGACCCGTCTTCGCCTTTCGACACAAGCGTAACTGTTCTGAATCCTGCTGGCGGAGCCACAGTAAAGTATATGCAACTGATAGACGTGACCTACCCACAGATTACGACTAATGCTACTACAGGAGATACAGCCACATGGGAAGCATCCTTCCCGGCTGGCATTGCTGAGTTCGACTGGACGGCTTTCGGAGTTGACAATGATGCGGCAGATTTGGCTGGCTCTAGCACTGCCAGTTATGATGGCATCAACATCCTTCTCATGAATAGGCTAGTCACAGATGAAGGGACGAAGGGTGCTGGCCAACTCTGGATACTCACGCAGAACATCACTCAATACTAAGCGCACCACCTATAGGTTGAGCAAGGCTTAAATACTCCCGCTTCCTTCTAATACCTTAGATATGTCAGGAACAGGTGGTATGCACATCGGTTTGGACATCAAGGTTTTCGAGCCTTGCCCTATCCATCAGACCCCAGATAAGACTCAGAAAAAGACGATGGTTGTGAAGCAAGCCCGTTTTCCTTTCTTCCACATCGAGAAACGAAGGATAGTCCCTCAGTGCGATTGCCCCAAAGTGATGTCGGCTCACAATTTCATTGAGCACGACTTGAGCACCAAGAACTTCTGTGGTATACTCATGTCGTCCATGTTCAACACAGCACTCGTCACGGCTCAGATTTATGATACATCAAACGCGACTCACACTATGGCGGCTGGAAAGGTCGGCACTGCTATCCAGATAGTGGCTGGAAGCGGTGTGACTGCACCAAACGCAGGAACAGACCGCGTAGTTGAAACCCAACTTGCTGGCTCAGATGGTGCAATAACTCCGACCTACGTTGGAACTGCATCTGCCAATGGAACCATCAATACGACTTCATCGAGCACGACCACGTTCCTGATTGTAGGAACCATGACGAACAGCACTGGTGGGAACGAGACTTGGGGCAACATCGGCATCTACGGGACTTTCGACAGCAACATTTACCTGCTTGCCCACGACCAGACCA